AAAAGGGGAGGAGGTTAGCAGCAAGACCCGTAATTTAGTTTCACGCATATACAACCTAATCCGTAAATGGTTCCAGAATCTTCCTGCGTATAGAAAATTTGCAAGCCGAGCCGCATTCAGTAAATTACAATCAGGAGAGTTTCTTTCCCCAGAGAATATAACATCCCTCGCACGGGCCGCAGTTGATTTTTATGCAGAGGGTAAGACTGAACCCGCTACTAAAAAAGAACCTCAATTTTCTGTAGCAGGAAAAACGGGGACAAAGATACCCCCAGCTTTAGGCGAATCAATTTCTCCAGACGTTACTAAATCTATTAAAGCGGCACACGGCAAGAAGCCAAAGGATAAAGTTGGTACACTAAAATCAATCTGGAATGTCACCGTTGAAGCGGCAACTATGGTAAAGGAGCAGATGACTCGCAGTCACAAACTTCTTGATCCAAAGAAGTTTGGGAAGACTACGGACTACCTCCGCTTGATGCAGGAGACAGGGACTTACGCAAAGCACAAGGCATATTCAGATGTGTATTCAGTTGTCGGTAAAATGAATGAAGAGCAGCAGATGATACTCTCTATGAATATGATTTTGCCGGACATGTTGAAGGACATCGAGTCTGAGTTGCTTGATCCAAAAGTGGGACTACCTTTTAATTACAAGAGTGTTAAAGAAGTTAAGGCAGACCTAGCGAATTTTCGGAGGCAAGCAAAGTTAGTTAGTGAGGATGCAAGCACCCCGGTAGACATTAATGCGTCCATTGAAAAGCGGGAAGCTTTTATGAAGAAGTTGCGCGAGGAGTTAGTAGCTGAAGAACTGCTACGCGAAGAACTTCTGGGAGACGATAGGTATTTTCATCATCAGGTTTTGGAGTATCTTAACCAAGAAGATACAGGTTTTAGAACGTCTCTGGAAAAACCGGGAATGCGTGTAAGAAAAGAGGGGTGGCAAAAGTCTCGAAGCGGTACGATGTCGGATTACAATACAAAATATCTGGACGCTGAGTTTGAGATTCTGTCACAGGCTCGACAGCAGCTGGAAGCGAAGCGACTACTTAATAAAATACGAATAGAAAATGACAAGGGTGCAGCTGCAAGGAAATTGCACAAATCATTAAACGATAAAAGAACGAATAAAAGTCAAGAAAAAATATCGCTGGAAAAAGCATTGAAAGAATCCAAAGAGTTTGATGGGTATGTAGTGTGGGAGCCTAACACAAAAGGTGTTTGGTATCAGACTTATACTATAGCGGATAAGGTTGCACAACAAATACTAGAAGACGGGGGTGCGGAAGTTACTAAAGTAAGAAAGGCTTTTGTAAAAGGTCAGTCAGAAAAATGGGTTATCCCAAAGGAACTTGCGGAGACATTGAATACCCCGGTAAAAAATGAACAGGAAGCGTGGCCAATATCATGGTCGCGGAAAGGCATCAGGGCGTGGAAAGTCTGGACGTTACTTAATCCTTTTCGGGTATTGAGATACAACCTAAACAATATGTCAGGTGATGTCGATATTGCAATAGCTTATGCCCCAGAAATTTTGGGAAGAATGAAGGATTCGGCACAGGACTTACTGAAAGACAAAAAGAATCCAACCAGCAAAATTTCGGAGGAATTAAACCGGGCGCGACAAATGGGGATTATTGATTCTGGTTTTGTTATCACCGAAATCGATGACTTCAGTAAAATGTATGAAGGATTATTTGATCCTAAACCATCCAACAATCTGGAGAAGTTAAAAAGTGTCGGCAAAAATCTTCCTAAGAATTTCAGGGAGTGGACTACATACCGCGAGAATATTGTGCGCCTTGCAGCTTGGCGACATTTTAAAAATAAAATTGCGGAAACCCCAGACAAAAAATTCTACGCTGCATCGAAACAAACTGAGATAGACCAGATCAGGAAGTCACAAGTTAAAGATGAGGTGCGGGACGCTGAAGGGTTGACCGAAACAGACCACCAAGTTGCAGCAAAACTTGCTCGCGAATTGATTGGAGACTACGGAAATATTTCTCATGCTGGACGAGCAATCCGCGCACACCTTATGCCCTTTTACTCATGGATGGAAATTAACGCGCCGCGTTACATCCGGCTAATGAAGAATTCAAAAGATGAGGGTAACGACATTAAATCGCAACTTGCAAAAGTGGTAGCCAAACAAACAGCAATCAAAGGCGTGGGAGTCATGGCGAGGATGGCTGTCTTCTCAACATTGGTGTCTGCATACAACGCTGCGTTTTTCTCCGAAGAAGAAGAAAAACTATCTGAATTTGAACGGCAACAGTTGCACATTATACTTGGGACTTGGGACGGTGAAGTGAAGACCTTGAGGTTCCAAGGGGCATTCTCGGATTTTGTTAGCTGGGCTAGTTTACATGATGCTCCAAGTGATATTGCGGATATGGTGAAGGGCAACAAAAGTGTGAGTGACCAGATCGCAGAAATGGCGAAGGCTCCCTTCCTAAAAATTGCGGCAGGAATATCACCTTTATATAAGGGGCCGGCAGAACAGTTGTCGGGGCAGAGTTATTGGCCTGATCCTTTAAACCCAAGGCCGATACGGGACAGGTTTGAACATATAGCAAATTCATTTAGCTTGGGGACTATATACAAACAACTGGCGGGCAAACCCAATAAGAAGTTAGGCGAGTGGAGTAAATTGTTATTATCCTCTACTGACCCCGGAGAATCTGCGTACTATAAAAACTGGGAGAAAGTTCGTGCTTGGAGGGAGAAGTTAGGAAAAGACGATGTGGGTGGCCACAAGCCAACGACAAAATCAAACGCGTTATATTATTACAAGCAAGCAATGAAGTATCAGGATATGGATGCGGCTTGGAAATATTATGTTAAGTACATTAACCTTTCCGGCGGGGTAGACAAAGATGGGAATATCCCCCCAAAGACTCTGAAGAATATTGAAAGAAGCGTTAATCGCGCAAATCCTTTGTCAAGAATCCCCGCAGGAACGTGGGATGCTTTTGCGAAAACTTTAACTCCCGGTGAGAAAAAAACTTGGAACGAGGGTATCGATTGGTTCGAGGAAACGTACAAACCTAGCCAGCATTAAAATTATTTTCGACTTTTAAAAAATAACTGTTGACATTTATAATTGATTAATTATATAATCATTCTCATTCAGTGAACAACAGTTACCAGACAAGGAGAGTCGATGCCTAGAAGAATGGTTGACGGAGTCTACCAAAAAATAAAAAAGTTTTGTGGCTGTGGCAAATTACTCGCCGGACTACAGTCACGATATTGCTCAAGAACTTGCTATCTTAATCAACGCAAAGACAACGAGCGGATTCACTATCGTTTACACAACCCCCTCATACCCAACAGAATCTGCATAACTTGTGGGGAAAATTATACTCCCCGTATTTCTCGCCAACAATGCTGCTCCCGAATCTGCCGGGGGGAACAGACCAAAATTAAAAGCAGGGAATCCCGCAGGAAAAATAAAGCCACGAAGAAAAAGAGGGGTAGGCGTGATGCTAACAAGACCTTCGCGCCAAAAGTGTCACCCCAAGTTATTTTAAAAAAAATTACATCAACTAAATCAATAGATAAGTCGGAACACGCATCCGAAATTTCTGCATACTTAGCATCTGGCGGCGAAGTGACGGTGCTTGCACCACAGATGGATGGACGTACACCCTCCGTCAATATACCCATTACAATGAAAGATTTTATACGCCCGTCATTTTCATTTGACACATCGATGGGGCATGGTTATGAGTTAGATATCATGGATGAAATCTACACAACATCTGAGATTGTGAATGACCTATAGCCATGCCCTTTTAGTTTGCGACTTAGCCGTAGTACCGAAACCTCGTATGACGGTGCGTGATCGGTGGGCTAAACGTAAATGCTGTGTACGCTACTGGGAATTTTCAGACAAGCTAAAAGCCGCTGCCGCCGAGAGGGGGTTTGAATTGGGTGATGCGGCACACATGGAATTCCATATTGCTATGCCTAAGAGTTGGAGCAAAAAGAAAAAGGAAGAGATGTTAGGACAGCCGCACAAGAGCAAGCCTGACTTAGATAACTGCATAAAATCAATCGGGGATATTTTAAAACCAGAAGACAAAACAATTTGCGAGATAGTCGCAAAGAAGTTTTGGAGTGAAACACCCAAGATTAAACTGGGCAACAATGCAATTGAAGAGTGGTAGCTAAGATTCTCTGTCCGAAACAGCTTTAACCTGAAGCTAAACTAAGCAATCTAAAAGCTACCACCACACATATATATGGATGAATATATAGACATGTTAATAGAAGGGAATCATCGGCTCACTGTCGATGAACAATACGCCGCGGTAGATGCGCGGCGTAAACGGATCGCTCTTGGCAGGGAAGCCATAAAGATTAGGCAGCAAATGTCCGAAAATTTGGGGCGACATATTAATATTAACCTAACGGAGAAGGGGAAGATATGGGAATGACAATAGACAAGGCTGCTGAAGAAAGAAAGAATTACGAGTTGCTAGCTTCGATCAGAGCATCCAAGCGGGCAAGAAACAAGGCCGCAAGACGGGCCTTCTTTTCTTATGTCAGACAGATTTTTGGGGGGGAAAAATGAAGCCGGAACAGAATCAGGAATTGAGGAAGTCCGGCATGACGGGCAGCGATGCCGGGATTTGCATGGGTGTGAACCCGTTTGAAAACGCCACAACAAGAGTGAGAGTAAAGCGGGGGGAGTTGCCAGCGGAAGATATCTCAGCGAAGGAGTCGGTTGCGTGGGGGATTGCTCACGAAGAAACGGTGGCAAAACAGTTTGCTAAACGTATGGGGTTCCGAATCCAGATGTTGAATCGAACCTTCCGCTCCAAGGAATGGCCCATCGCACACGGCCACTTGGACGCAAAGATAGTCGGCAAGCCTTGGCTCTTGGAAGTAAAAACTACCAGCGAGTTTAACGGCAAGGCTTGGGGCCGGGAGTTTACGGATGAGATTCCACCCAGTTACTACTATCAAATCCTGCACTACCTCTATTGTTCTGGCTACGAGAAAGCATTCTGTGCCGTCCTGATTGGTGGGAATAAGATGCGGATTTACGAGATACCCCGTGATGAGAAGCGAATTGAGGAGTTGATTACAGCCGAGAAAAAGTTTTGGTATGACTATGTGGTGGAGGGGAAGACCCCGCCGCCACAAAATACTGAGGAGGCTTTGCTCCAATTCCCTGAAGGTAAGGAAGATCACTCGCTGTTAGCCACTCCCTTTACTGCACAGCTTCATGCTGCGGTAAAACAGTTAGACGCTGAGATGAAAGCTAAGAAGACTGAGAGGGATAGGATAGCGACTGAGTTGATGTCCCATATGAAGGACTATACGCAGCTGATCACAGCCACGGGTGACAATCTCTGTACTTGGCGCAATCAGACCCGGAAGACTAAGGACAATAAAAGTATGGAGACTGCTCTCGCCAAGTACGAAGACACGGCGCAGTACACAAAGGAATCTCACTCACGCACATTCAGAGTTATTTAATGATTGGAATCACACTCAATAATAATGAGCAGCGGCTCGCTAAGTTCTTGGCTAATTCCCGCTACGAAACTAACCGTGCCAATAATGTTAAGGACTTGAAGGTTGGTACAGACTCTAACGAGACTGTTGATCTTGAGGGGATGGCCGCTGAGATAGCCTACTGCAAGTTGATGAATTTATATGTAGACATGGAAACAGACCCACCTGAGATGCCAACATTCGATTGCATCTCACGCCTTGGAGTAAGGGTGGATGTTAAGTCTACAAAGCACAGGGATGGACACCTGATCGCCACACTTAGGAAGATCAAGAAGCCTCCAGACAAATACGTTCTGGTGGTTGGCGAGTTTCCCAGCTACTCCGTTGTGGGGGAAGTCTGGGCCGAAGACCTTCTTCACGAAGGGAACCTGAAAGACTTTGGCTACGGTAATTGTTACGCCGTAACTCAGTCTGAACTTAATCCTATTATGAAATAAGGAGAGACATGAGTAAGAAGATAAGAATCGGCAGAACGCAGGGATATATCCTTGATAGTTTCATCAAGGAAAATCTCGAGACGTTGAACAAGAAGAAGCCAGAGGGAATCGCCCGTGTTTGTGGGACTGCACTTGGCTTTGAAATATCACCAAGCACAATAGTCAGTATCCGCAAAGCAATGGTCGCAGCGGGACTAGAAGTTTGGGAAGAAGCCCCAAGGTCAAAAGAAAATAAGGGGTTGTTCGTGAAGGTAGCTGCTTTGGAAAAGCAGATGGAAGTGCAGCTTGCAGAACAGGATCGAAAATTTAAGATCGTGTTTGAAAAACTGCACGATATGGCGAATGGGAATGCTAATGGGGAGGATAAAATCCCCTTCTCACCCGCCCACCTTGAAGAACTTCAGGCAGCCGCCGAGCGGACAGTTAATCGTACAGATGGTTTAGGTGTACGGGAACTTGAAGAAGGAGGAGTAAAATGGCAGTCGTAATAAAGAAAGGAAAAGAGAAACGGCCATTGCGGGTTTGCATATACGGCAGCGATGGTTCAGGGAAAAGCACTTGGGCCAGACATGGATTGTTCCTCGACATGGAAGGCGGCCTTGCGGAAATAGATTGTCAGAGTATTGACTTAGTTGACGCTCCATTTACAGACGTTATGGATGCAGGAAGGTATGTCTATAAGAACCACAAGGACTTGGGAATAGACACTCTCGTAGTCGATAGTATAGATTGGCTGGAACGCAAAATATTTAACGCTTGTTGTACGGACAATGGATGGGCATCGATAGAGCAACCCGGATTCGGGAAGGGTTATGTGATGGTCTTGAAATATTGGACAGAGTTTCTCAACATGATGGACAAACTTAGAGAGTTAGGACTGAACATAGTCCTGATCAGTCACTCGCAAGTGGAGAAGTTTGACGATCCAATCGTTGACAATAGTTTCCACCGTCACACGTTAAAAATTAATCGCCATAGCCGGGGGTTAATCTCCGAGTGGGTGGATGTGTTGGGGTATGTAGCGAGTGAGGTTTTAACATCCAAGTCGGGTGATAAATTTGGTACGCCGGAATACAAGGCGATCACAACTAACCGTAGGCTTATCCATTTCGGAGAGCAGCCTACGTTTGCGGCGAAGTCACGAATGGCTTTGCCGGAAAGTCTTCCATTAGATTGGGATGCTTTCACAGCTGCTGTCGCATCAGCGAGGGCAGAGGGCGATAATGCCCAAAAGAAACAGGTAAAAACAAAAACAGGTGAATAATATGGAACTAATGTTCGATAGTAGTTCGGTCGTGGAGCAGGATAATTCGTTTGCTCCCATTCCTGCCGGAGATTACCCGGTGATTGTAGACTCCTCCGAATTCCGTGATACAAAAGCGGGTGACGGACGGTATCTACATTTAGAATTATCGATAGTCGATGGCCCTTCCAAAGGCCGGAAGATTTTTGATAATCTCAATCTTGAGAATAAGAATCCCACCGCCGTTGACATCGCTCAACGACAATTGGCGAGTCTTGTTCGAGCGTGTGGCAAGGTAAAGATTTCAGACTCCGCTGAACTGCATAACACCCCTGTGTCAGCAACGCTGGCAATCCGCAAGGGGACAAATGGATATGACGACAGCAATGATGTGAAGTCGTATCAAAAGCTGCATGATGATCAAGCAAATATTGCAGCGATTTCTTCTGGCACACCGAAGGACGATATCCCGTTTTAGATGCCTGAAGAAACAAAAACGTGCCTGACCTGTCGAGAAATTTATATTTCTAGACAACCATCCACCCAGAAATATTGTGGGCGGAGGTGTAAGGACAAGGCACGTTCAATAAAATTAATATCAGAGGGTGTCCCCCGGAAGGGGGGCTACTCTCGCTCAGTATATATACGTTGTTGGATGAAAGCTAGGAATGAGACACCACCTTTCACGGCCCCCTGTTCGTTTTGCGGCATTGAAATATCAGTCGATGAACCATTCCATTTGGCCCACACAATACCAAGATCAGATTTAAGTTTTGACCAGATCAAGTCGGAAACTTTTTTAAAATTATCCTGCCCCGCTTGCAATCAGGCAATGGGGACAATGACGGAAGCAGAATTCACAGGCGCAAAATAATTATCTATGGAGAGATATGAAAATCAGTTATTTCCACGGGGTATCGCATAAGACCCCAGTATTTGTGGACATAGGGGATGTGTTCGCAGAGATAAAAGATGGCAAGCACAAGTCAATCATTCAGTCCTGCCGAAAGGCTCTCGACTCAGGTGACAAAGACAAATACAATCTACTAAAGAAGTCATTGCCATGTTACACCATAAGCTGCCGAACTGAGGATCGGAAAGTAGAAACGATGCAGCAGTATACAGGCTTGATGCAGGGCGATCTGGATAACCTGTCCGGGGATGTCGAATCTCTGAGAGATGAGTTATTCAAAGACCCTCACGTTGCCGCCTCCTTCCTTAGTCCCTCCGGCCACGGCGTTAAACTTTGGATTAGAGTAGTCCCTGATGCTACTAAACATAAGGAATCTTTTTACGCGGCTGAGAAACATTTTAAATCTAAATACAACCTTACTTTAGACCCTAGTTGCAAAGACATTGCCCGTCTATTCTTCCAAAGCTATGACCCGGAAGCAAAGATCAAACGTAATTCAATCCCACTTCCACTTCTGGCTGAAGAGCCAGACCTGTTTGATGTTAAGTCGGAAGAGACTTATAGATTAGAAGACGTTGAACGTGCAGCTGAAGCGTTAAAGTTAATTCCGCCAGAAGACTATCAGGTTTGGGCCGAATGTGCAATGGCCCTGAAGGATGGACTAGGGGAAGAAGGGTTCAAACTTTTTGCTAACTGGTCAGGACAAAGTCCCAAGTGCAAGCCCTCTGAACTTAGATATAAGTGGGATTCATTTGATAAAGGTTGGAAGGGCGAGCGGATCACCTTTCAGACTCTGTTCTACCACGCAAAAGACCCCTGTACACACAAAAAATTAGACAAGCCGCCTGTTCTGCGCCAACTTACCCCGGAATCTGAGACTCTCCACTCAGATTATTTTTCCCCTCCGGGGTTTGTTGGTCAGTTCGCAGAATTTCAGACAGCACATTCAAGATTTAAGCAACCAATTATTTCTCTTGCATCTTCACTTTGTTTTGTTGGGGCAATGATTGGAAGAAAATATAGAACGGAAGAGAATACTAGATCAAACCTATTCATCACACTGCTCAGTCCCACTGGATCGGGGAAACAATTTCCACGGGATGTGATCAAAAAATTTGATCAGGAACATGACCTGAGAATGTTTGGTTCAGAAAAAGTCACAAGCCGAGCCGCTATCGAAAGACTAATTGCTTGGCGGCCTAGTTGCCTGTTCCTGATCGATGAATTTGGGATGTATCTCAAGCAGCTGATGGCAACTACAACAGGATACCAAGCGGATATAATATCTACCCTGATGGAAGTCTTTACCTCATCCACCGGGTACTACTATCCATTAGACCGTGCTGCTCAAGAAGATGAAAGATTCTCTATAGACCAGCCTTGTCTATCTGTGTTTTCTACCTCTACTCCCGATACCTATTGGGAAGGATTGAATTCAGGCAAGATCAGGGACGGCTCGATGAATCGATTTTTAATATTCCAGACTCCAGATAAAAGACCTGAACGACACCGCCCGCCGATTCTCGATAAGTTTCCCAAGGACTTAATAGATAAAGCCTTGACTTTTAGGGACACACCAATCTCAAACAAACATGGTAACGTAGTCCCGGTTCAGGGCCACCCGGAACCTGTCACTTTAAACTATTCTGATGAAGCATTCATCTGCTTTGAGAATTTGGAAGATGAATGCACCAAGCTGATCGATGCCCGCTCAGTCACATCTGCAATGTGGGTCAGGGTCACAGAGTATGCGAAGAAGATCGCTTTGATCGTGGCAGTTGGTGACAACAAAAGTACCATCGAATTAGAATATGCTCAGTATGGCTGCGAGTTGGTGCGGTTCTTAACTGATCAGGCAATTTTCTCTATCCACCTTAACCTATCAGATAATCAGAACGAAAGAGTCAGTAAAAAAGTCGAGCGGCTGATCCGTGATGTGGGGAAGGCGGGCATTACATCTACCACCCTAACTCGGCGGACACGCTACCTGAACAACGCTCGGCACAGGAAAGAGATACTCTCTGACTTGCAGGACAGTGGCCTAGTCGTTTGTGCTAAGACTAAGGTTGCTAATACTAACAAGCCTGAAGAACGCTGGCATTATGTGGGCTAGCCCCGCTAAGAGGGGCTAGATTGGTGGGTAGTCCTAGATGGTGTCGGGGGGAGTTATTAGTCTGTCAGCACGATCCTGAGAATCCAAGTCGGCTGCTACTAACCCATTCACATAAGCCGCGCCCGATTTGAATATCCCTGTTGCCTTTCTTTGGCGATCCAACCTCCTCTGCATCTTT